CCCCGTTGTCCCCCTAACTACGATCCTCTCATTCAGGCTGTCAACAAGTTTCATCAACCTGTTGTCCCATTCCGTGGTGATCACATTCGAACTGTCGTAGACCATATGACTAAGAAGTATCGCAAATATGACGGAGTGATTGGTAAGCGTCTCATGTCCCTTTCCGAATCAATCAATGGTATCGCTGCCACTGAGTATGCTGACGGAATTAACATGAAGTCCGCTGAGGGCTCATTCTGGAATTCTGAGCGTCCCCGATTTGCTAAAAACAAAGAATGGATGTTCGGAAAGAGAGATAATGCCACAACCGGTCGTGAAGAGTACTTCATTACGCACAAGCCCCTCCTCGAGAAAGTCGTTCACCGATTGAAGGAGGCCCAGGCTGGTCGTCGTGTCGTGTCTGTCACCCAGGAATGCCTCAAAGATGAGCGTAGATCTAAGAAGAAGATCTATTGCGAGGCCCCTTCCACGAGATGCTTTACCATCTTACCTGTAGATTATACCATTCTGTTCCGTCAGTATTTCTTTGATTTCATTGCAATGTTGATGGTTAACCGTGGCGAGCTTTGCTGCCAAGTCGGACTGAATGCGACCTCAATCGAATGGACCTCGCTTGCCCTTAAGCTGAGAGCCATGTCGGAGAAGGTCTTCGCTGGAGATTATGCGAAATTTGATTCTACAGAGATGGGAGAGCTACTCGATGCTGTCTGTGATATCGCCAATGCGTGGTATGATGACGGCCCTGTAAACGCAAGAGTTCGTAAGGTTCTGATTCAAGAATCCTTTGACCGTTTCACGTGCGTCTTGGACGCCATGATTCACATCGAACAAGGACTGCCTTCAGGGTTCCCTGGGACCGCTCCATTTAACAGCCTCGTGAATGAGATGTACATGTATCTTGCATGGTTGGATCTGGCTCCCGCATCAAAGAAAGCACTGCGCCACTGTGATGATAACGTTGACCGAAAGGCATACGGAGATGATCACGTAGACGCTGTCACAGACGCAGCACTGGAGTTCTATAACCAGCGCACTTTTGGAGCTTTCATGGAGAAACATGGTATCACTTACACTGATGCTCAGAAGAATCCATGGAGAACCTGCGAGGAGTACACTACTCTCGACAAGGTTTCGTTCCTGAAGCGCGACTTCGTGCCCCACCATGAGTTCCGTGGCTTCTATCTCGCTCCATTGGAGAAGAAGTCAATTGAGGATCGCTTGTTGTGGATCGCCGACTCAAAGTTTGCAACCCCAGACGAGCTCTTGTGTGAAAATATCAAGAACTCAATGCAGGACGCTTATCAGCATGGTATGGTCTATTTCAACCAACTGTATGAGCGAATCTTCTCTGCACTCAAAGTCATCGACAAGGAACAACTGATGACACCCATTTCCTATACCTCCGAGGATATGGCCTGGATTTCCACCATCCAGGGTATCGATAGCAAACTGCCGCCCATGGCAGAAGAGCTTTTCGGTATGGCTGTGTTTTAAAGCA